CCTTCAGGTACTGTAAATGATATAGTTTATACTCGGATTTCTGCTTATGTATTTTTAGACTTTGGAGATGAGATAGGTGAGATACATACGGCAACACAAACAGGTAAATTTACTTTTGTGCCTGAGACTATCAATGTATTTAATGGTGATAGTCCTAATGTAATGTACGTTGGTGCTATTTATCAGGATGATGAGGTTACTTTAACAGAACGATGGGTAAGGCGTGGATTATCTGAGAGTATATTAGCAGAGCCTTATGAGGTTAATAAGGAATTTCTAAGGATTGCGGTTGAAGAAAAACAAAGGTTATACGCAGGACCATTTGTGCGCTTTGAGGGTTCTATATTTGGCTACTTTAACCCATTGCAGAGGTGGACTATAAATCTTATTCCAGATAGCTATTTTATGAATTTGAGCCTAAACTATGATTTGCAACAGAATATCTGTAAAGCAGTTTTAGGCAGGATTGTAAATGAAGAGATAGCTTTAGATTATGTAAAAACTCCAGACTATGGAGCAACAACTCGGGTAACAGTAAAAGGAACGCCATGATGCTATTTATAAACGATATACCTGTAGGGTGTTTAAGTTCTGTGAGTAGATCAGAGCAGATATCTTTTATCGGTACTTGCAAGACTACACAGTCAGGCGCTCAGACGCAATTAGGGAGGCTCTACACCTACTCAATTCCATTTGAAGGTGTTATGACTACAGATAACAGTATAATGTCATGGACAGGCTTAAAAGCGTTAGAAAGAATTAAGGTAAATTGGGAAATTGTTGGTCCTGATATTGAAGCAGGGCAAGGATTTATTGAGAATCTTGAGATATTAGGTGAGGTTACAGATTTTATAAAATTTAGTGGGAGTATAACAGGCTATGACTAATTTAATGCTTTACATCAATGACTTGCCAGTAGGTTGCTTATTAAGCAATAGCTTGAGCGAATCTATTAGTTTTATTAAGACTTGCAAAAGCACTGAGGAAATGGGACAGAAGCAGTTAGGTCAGTTGCATTCTTATTCTGTAAATTTTGAGGCGGTTTATGCCGTAGATCAGGCAATCATAGGATGGAATGATATTAAGGATTTAGGCAGGTCTAGGAAGATGATGGATTGGTCTATGGTAAACTTAGATACAAACGAAGGAGATGCAGGAGAGGGATTTTTAGAGAATTTGGAGATAACAGGAACATCAGAGGATTTTATTAAATTTGCAGGAACGATAACAGGATATGGAGCAATAATTGATTCTAATCAAATATTCTACGTTTGGGCATCTGATACTGATACCTATGTTGATAATGGCGGTGATGAATATGTACTTGTAAATTAAAAGATATGCCAGTAATTAATGGAGTTTATTTAAAGGATTTTGCTGCTTTACCTAGCGCAGTAGTTGATGCTAACATCATACCTATTGCAATCTCAGGCAATCAGATAGCGTATAGGACAACTGTTGGAGGTATTGTTACGGATGCCAGAGTAACAAGCAAGTTACTTACAGGCTTATCAGTCACAGGAGGTGCGGTAGTTGCTACTGATACTATTCTACAGGCATTTGGCAAAGTACAAAACCAAATTAATAGCAAAGTTAGTTCAGTTGGTTTAACAATGCCATCGGCTTTTTCGGTTGCTAACTCTCCAATTACAAGCGCAGGGACTTTGGCAGTAACGGCAATAGGTGCAGCCTCTCAGTACATTAGAGGCGATGGAGCATTAGCTGATTTCCCAACAAGCGGAGGCGGTGGTTCTTCTGTTTCCTATTATCTTAACGGCTCAATTAGTCAGGGTACAATAGGAGGCAATGCCTATTATGAAATGAATAAAACTCCTGTTATCGGGACAGGTACTGATTTTACTATTAACGCAAATGGATATATTGCGCAATTTATAACAGATGCAAATGACCCTGCATCTTTACTAATACCGGCAGGAAATTGGAACGTAGAGATGTATTTTAGTGCATCATCTAGCGGAGGTACTCCATCATTTTACGTAGAGGTTTACAAATATAACGGCACTACATTTACTCTGTTAGGTTCTAGCGCAACTACGCCAGAGGGCATAACAAATGGAACGGCAATAGATATTTATTACACATCGGTTGGTATCCCTGAAACAGTTTTAACAATAACAGATAGGTTAGCTATTCGGGTTTATGTTACCCATTCAGGCAGGACAATTACGCTACATACAGAGGATAATCATTTATCAGAGATAGTTACAACTTTCTCAAATGGATTAACGGCGCTTAACGGATTAACAAAACAGGCTCAATATTTTGCAGTTGGAAGTACAGGTACAGATTTTAATATTGCAAGTTCTGTTGATACTCATACTTTTAATATTCCGGATGCATCAGCGAGTAATAGAGGTTTAATAACCACAGGAGCGCAAACGATTGGAGGTGATAAAACCTTTACAAGTGCTTCAGCTAATCCGACAGTAATAATTAAAAATACTGGGGCTGGAAGAAAATTTGAAGTTCATAATTCTGGTGGCTCACCAGTTCTTTATGTAGACGGTGTTGGAAATACAACAATTACTGGTAATTTAACAATTACAGGTGGTTCTACGTTTGATATGTCGCAAACAATGTTAGCCACTGGTTCGTCTTATTTTGCAAGTTCATTAAGCGTAACCAGATTTTTAAGTACACAAACTTATAATATTGCATTTAGAACAGGTGCTTTACAAACAACCGCAACCCCAAATTGGTATGCTGGAAATTTTACAGGAAATAATGATTTTGAAATAACTAATTACGCTGCAGGTGCTAATCAAACATCATTAAAAATAAATTCTACAACTAATTTAGTAACCTTATTAGGCGGAATAAGTGCAACAACTGCAAATTTTACAGGTCAGCTTACATTAGGTTCAACCATAACCAATGGAACTTATACGTATACTTTGCCAAGTGCTACTGGTACAATAGCTTTAGTAGGTGGTGCAGGTGTAGGAACTGTTACAAGCGTAGCTGCTATTACTTTAGGAACAAGCGGTACTGATTTATCATCTACAGTAGCAAATGGCACTACAACGCCTGTAATTACGCTAAACGTACCTGATGCAAGTGCAACTGCTAGAGGTGTTATTACCACAGGAACTCAAACCTTTGCAGGTGCTAAGACGCTTACAGGAGCATTAAGTGGTACAAGTGCTACGTTTACAGGCAGAATTGGCACATCTTTAAGCAGCTCAGGTGTTAATTTTGCTAATTCATCGTTATACGTAAACAATACTGCAAATACAAAAGGCGCAATATTTGGATATAACGATTCGGCAGATAATTTTTATTTTACTGCTCTTGAATATGGAGTAGCATATAAACCTTTACTTTTTAATACAAGTGCAGCTACGTTTAGTTCATCGGTTACTGCGGGAGCTTCTATAACAAACGCAGCTACTTTACACGTTAATAATACATCATCAGCCGACCCAACTGCTTTAACTTTAACACCAACTACAAATGTATTTGGTATGAGTACATCTCCTGGAGGTATGTTAGCTGGAGGTATTGGTTCAACAGGTGGTACTTACGTTTGGTTACAAGGTAGAAATACAGGTGCAGCAGGTGTATCTTATCCAATAGTATTGCAACCTTTAGGTGGTAACGTAGGTATAGGAACTGCAAGTCCAAGTGTTAAATTAGATGTAGGTGGTGCTTCAAATATAGATTGCCAAGCAAGATTTTTTAAGACTTCTGAGGGTACATTATTGTTAGGTGGTAATCGTAGTACATCAAATTGCCCTTTTATTGGTAGTCAAAACAATTATGATTTTGCTATTATTACTAACGACACCGAACGTATGCGTATCACATCAGGTGGTAAAGTTCAAGTAACAAATAATATATCTGATTATGGATTTACTGTTTCAAATTCCAATTCAGATGGATATGGTTTATATATTCAAGCAGGTGGTACTTATCCAGTTATAGATACATATAATTATACTGGTGGCACTGCTTTATTTAGGGTTAGTGGGGCAGGTGTTATTTTTGCTCAAAATACAAGTGTCCAATCTATTTCAGATATAAGAACAAAAGAAAATATTCAAAATTCTATTGATGGATTAAATATAATTAATTCATTAAGACCAGTTAGGTTTGACTTTAAAGGTGGATTTGGTAATAATAGAAAAAATCAATTAGGATTTATAGCTCAAGAGGTAGAAGAGGTTTTCCCAGATATTGTTGATGAGTGGAAGTTTAAAAAAGATGATAAAATTACTTATAAAACATTAGGTCAAGCTGGTCTTATACCTGTACTTGTAAAAGCAATTCAAGAACAACAAGCACAAATAGAAGAACTAAAAGCATTAATAAAACCTATTGAGCCGATAGCACCAGAAGTTACGACTGAGCCTGAATCTGAGACTGATAATAATTTAGAATAAAACAAGTACATTTGATAAACCAAAAACAAAAATGAAAACCAAAGAAGAAGTACAACCAGAAGTACAAACAGAAGTACAAAAATTAAAAGTAGAATTAACAGTACAAGAATGGGAAGCAGTTTTAGCAGTTATAGAGCAAAGCACAAGTCCGCACATTCAAGTTAAATCAGTAGCCGCAGAATTAGTTAAACAGTTACAACCGCAAATAAAAGATGACAAACCATAACGCCGATTTAGCAACCATATTAAGCATTTCAAGTGCCATAGTTAGCATAGGAAACTTTCAACCAATAGTTACCTTGTTAGCCTCTTTGGTTGCCATTATCAGTGGATTATTTGCGATTAGGTATTATTACCGAGCAACTAAAAATTTAGATGATTAAGAACGGACTGATATTTTTATTGATATTAATGTCCGTTTTTTTGTTTTCTCTTAAACGAAAAGATAAAACCATTACAACAACTACAGTTGATACAGTAACAGTCACTAAAGAATTTACCAAGTTTACAAAAGGCGATAAAATACCTTACAAGATTTTAGACACTATTTATAAGCAAAATTATGATACTACCTACATTGTTAAAGATTATAACCAAGTTAAAGAGTTTACTGATTCAATCAGACAAGATAGCAACCTCTTTGTCATCCGAGATACCATCAGCCAAAACACAATCATCGGCAGGTCATTCCAAGCCAAAATCCAAGAAAAAACCATAACAATTACTAACAATATACAAGCCAAACCTAAATCAGCGTTATACATAGGCATTAGAAGCGATTTAAGCAATGATATGAGCAGAATGGAACACAACATTAGCCTATCATTTAAAACTCGGCAGAGAGGCTTATTTAGCGTTGGTTATGGAATGTCTGGGTATTCAATCGGTTATTCATTAAAATTATAAATATGGCAATCAAACAAAATTTAACAAATCCGTTACCTGTATCATTTAAAGATTTTTCTCGTAATCCTGTAGTTGGTACAATGTTTTTAGTCATCATTGGCATTAGCGTTTTATACATAGACATTAGAGGTAACTTTAATAGTCAATTAGAGGCTCAGAGTGCTAAGATTGAAAAGCTAGAAGCCAAGATGGATGCTATGGGGCAGTCACTAATTAAGTGCGAGAGCGCAATGAGTGGAGCATCTGCAAAGTTAAGCACATTGGAATCACTAGGTAAAATACAGAAAATCAAATGAGATATTTAGCATTCATACTGCTTTTATCTTCATGTTCTACGGCTGAAATTGAGCAGGTAAATAAATACGATACTTTACTCTTAAAAATAGAGCAAAGCCAAAAGGTAATGGATAGCAGTATTGTTGAGGCTACAAAAAAGGAGGCTAAAATAATTAATAAAACTGTTCAAAGCATTATCCAAGACAAAAAGCAAATAGCAGAATTAGTTACTCAGGTAGCTGAAGCAAAAGCAAACACTAGAGTTGAGATACAAGTGCAGACTATTAGAGATACTGTTTTTGTTACAGAGAAGAAAAACTTTTGGGGCAAAAGTAAAAAGGATACATTATGACAGAGTTTTTTAAAGATGAGAACGGAAATCTAAGCATGAAGCGTTTATGCGGATTACTTTGTGTAATTGCTTTATGTGTGACTATGTATCATAACTCATTTAGCGAGGAGCATACTGCACCATCAACTATACTTGTGGAATCAGTAGCTTTGTTGGCATTTGGTTGCCTTTCATTGACTAGCGCAGATAAAATACTTAAAAAGAAATGAAACTATCTACACATTTAGATTTATCAGAGGTTATACGTAGCGATAGTGCTAAGCGTAACGGCATTAGTAATATGCCAACAGGTGAACATATAGCAAACTTTATGCTATTGGCTGAAAAGATATTCGAGCCTATCAGAGAGCATTTTGGCGTTCCTATCCGTATATCTTCAGGTTATAGAAGCAAGGAGTTAAACGCTATTACTAAAGGCGCTAGTAAAACATCTGACCATTGTTTTGGTTTTGCCATAGATATTGACAATGATGGAACATCAGTTACTAACAATGAAATATTTTATTTTATTAAGGATAACCTAAAATATAAACAATTAATATTTGAATTTCCTGTAAATGGTCAAGCAAGTTGGGTTCATGTATCATACGATCCTAAGAATCTAAAAAATGAAATTCTAGTTGCTAAAAAACTTTATGGTAAAACTGTTTACATACCATACAAAAGCGATAAGGATTTGATTTGAACGCAAAAACAAAAATTTCCTTATGCTTAAACACGAAATAATCAGGGAGTATTTAAAACGATTTCCTGACCATGCTGATTTGACAATGGCTAAAAAGATATATGCTGACCATCCTTTAGTTTGGAAGGGTATTGAAACAGTTAGAAGTTCAATCAGGGCAATAAAAGGCAAAAAACCTGCAAGCATTTGGCATGGAGAATATAATGATAAATCTTTATACGTCGAAAAAACCTTTAACTACAATCCTTATAAACTCCCAGACTCAGAAGAAAAGATAAGAGAGCCTTATGTTTTACCTGTAGCTGATAATAACATTCTATTGATTTCTGATTTACATATTCCTTATCATTCGATTGATGCTATTACTGCGGCTTTAAATTATGGTAAAGAGCAGCAAGTAAATACAATTATCATGCTAGGCGATGTCATGGATTTTTATGGCGTATCAAGATATGAAAAAGATCCAAGAAAGCGCTCAATAAAACATGAGTTTGATACAACTAAAGCCTTTTTAGTTATTTTGAGACAAACATTCCCTAATGCTCAAATTTATTGGGCTTTTGGCAATCACGATGTACGTTATGAACATTGGCTAATGGCTAAAGCGCCTGAAATATTTGATGATCCTTACTTTAGATTAGATGAAAGATTGCGTTTAAATGAGGAAAGAATACATACAATAAATGATAAAACTATTATAAAAGCTGGTAAGTTAAGTTTACATCATGGTCATTTATTTTTTAGAGGGTTTGGTGCACCAGTTAATCCAGCAAGGGGATTATTTCTTAAAACAAAGGAAAGTGCTCTTGTTGGTCATTCGCATCGAGTATCAGAACATTCTGAGATTTCACTTGGTGGCGATTTAATTACCTGTTGGAGTATGGGTTGCTTATCAGAATTACAACCTGAGTATAATCCTGTATCAAATAATTACTCACATGGTTTTGCTCATATTAAAACTAGTTCAAATGGTAATTATAATGTTAGGAATTTTAGAATATTAAAAGGCAAAATACTATAAAATATGGAAATTTGGAAAGATGTTATAGGTTACGAAAAATTATATATGGTTAGTAATTTAGGTAGAATTAAAAGCATTTATCATAAAAAGGAAAAAATACTAAAAGATAGATTTGATGGCAAAAAGAAATATAAACAAGCGTGCCTCTATTTAAATAAAAATCCAAAATACTTTTTATTGCATAGGTTAATTGCTAATGCTTTTATTCCTTTAATATCAGGGAAAGATATAGTAAATCATAAAAATGGAATTAAAACAGATAATTGTGTTGAAAATTTAGAGTGGTGTACACAATCAGAAAATCATAAACATGCTTGGTCTACAGGATTAAAAGTTAATACAGAAAATAAAAGGTTAGCAACAATTAATTTTAATAAACAAACAAAATCTAAAATTGTTTATGATGTTTTATCTGGAATTACATATAAAAGTTTGACTGATGCTGCAATAGCGCATAAAATTCCTATTTGTACATTAAGCGCTAAATTAAATGGCAATCTCAAAAATAATACATCATTGATTTATAAGGGCAAGATATTATAAAAATAATTATATATTTGCACTATGTATAGAAAACAACTAGAAAATCTAAAGATAAACGAGGTTATGAACGTATTTGCTAACGTGCAGGTATGGCGTAACAATGCAAGTAAATTGCATAAAGAGAGCGGAAAAGTATTCCATATTAAGAATTTAAAGGATTATACAATGATTATTAGACTATTTTAAAAATATATTTTTTATTTCATTGAATTATTAAAATAACTTTTATATATTTGAATAACCAAAAAAAAACAAACTATGGAAATTATCATCTTTTTTATTATTATGTCGGCAATACTGATAGCAGTAGCCGGATTGTGTGACTATTTAATCCAAAAAATAAAATGAGTGTACTAAAAGATTTAAAAACAAAGTACCCTAACTGCTATTATGATGCGGACATGGATGCTATTTATTGGAATGATCAAACAGTAGCTGAGGATGCTAAGTATCTGATTGAAGATCATTATGAGGGTATGAAAACATGGACATCTGGTAAGTCAGGCAATCCAGAAGATGAGACCATGCAGTCATGCTATGGCGAAGATTACATAATAGCAGAATTTAACCACGATTATCATTACGCATTTGAAAATATATGAACTTACTAGAAAGACTAAGTCCAGATCATTTAAAAAGATTAAAGGCTGAAGAGGTTAAGTACCCTGTAACCATGAGAATATTGATGAGAGAATTATCAGATAATGTATCATGGGCAGATTTAAAATATGGTACTATTTGCAATTTAATTTTTAATTTAGGTGTAAAGCAATATGATTATTCACCTGAGGCTATAAAAAAAATATTTGATCATGAAAAGCATTTGTAGAACTGTTTACCCTGATGGTAGGGTATTTGAGTATGAAAATGGCGCAATCATTAAAATAAATTTAGCGCCCAATACCAGAGAATTTAATAAATGGATTAACTTTATTCATAAAAAGAAATGAAAGCAATACTTCAACTATTTCTAGATTTCGGAAATGACTGTGATCTAGATGTAAACAACCATTTACTATTCTATGATGCAGATGATAATATCATTCACATTGAGCATTCAGGAGAGTTGATGATTGAGGATTATTTTGATGGCACTATTCAAGGTACTAAGGATAACGTTCAGGTGCTAGATGGCAGAGAGACAGTTGCTATATTATTTGATGGAGATTATTCACTTGCACTAGAAACAATTATCGAAAATGGATAAGAAGAAAGATGATTTGGTCATATTTACGATGTTGTTATGGTCAGCTGTTTTATTAATTATTGCATTTATTTTGATTTAAAATATTATTTTTATAACTTTAACCCAATGTCCACATTTATTAACCAAAAAAACATAGCGTATAGCCTGATGGGAGTGGACACCTTGACGGCATACGCTTTTTTCATTATGGAAAAATCAGAAACAATTACAAGCCTAGCTAAAGCCTTAATAGACTTTCAGGGCAGAGTCCAGAAGATTTCAAAGGATGCTAAAAATCCATTCTTTAAATCTAATTACGCATCGTTATCTAACATTCAGGATGCAATCAGCAAACCATTAGCCGAGTCTGGTCTGGCTTACTCCCAGATGCCTAGCGGAGTGAATGGGTTATGTACTATTTTAATTCATGCCGAATCAGGCGAGTATTTAATGGATTCCTTTATTATGCCAGTTAGTAAACAGAATGATCCTCAAGCCGTAGGCTCTGCCATTACCTATGCCAAGCGTTATGCTTTAGCAGGAGTATTAGGTCTGAATATAGATGATGATGATGATGGCAACAAAGCTGCTGAGGATTCAAGAGCATGGCTTAATCCTAAAACCGATAAATGGGCATCCGTTGTTCAAGCCTTAAAGGATGGATATACAATGGATGTGATATTAAAGAAATACAAGATCAGCACAGATAACCAGGCGTTATTAGAAAAGGAGGCTGCAAATGTCTAATGAGTTAGTAGAGTTATCAGGCGTAATGTATGCGCCTGATTTCACAAAGAAACAAGCCGAGCAGACAGGCATCAATCTGATTAATAAACTCTTTGATGATGGCAATCAAACACCTACTCAGTTCTATTCTAACATAGCTAGGTTAAAGGCAGTAATTGATTCAGCAGATAGGACATTTAGAGATCGTTTAAACCTTACTGAGCCTGATAGCTATAATGGAGTTCTATTTACTCCAAAGAACGGAGCTGAGAGCCTTAATTATGATGAGGATGATATATATGTACTGCTTGAGAATAAGCTAAAGCAAAGGCAGGAATTATTAAAGACCGCAAGTAAATCAGATGAGATTATATTTGACTCAGAGGGTTGCGAAGTGCCAAAGGTTAGCAAGAAATTTAATAAACCATCAATAGTAATTACATTCTAATGTATAAGCCAAAAAAGTACCTAAAGATTCCAGATAAGAAGCGTATTGCTTTGACTTTGGAAATGATTGTTGGCAGGGGAGTAACTCCTGCTGATGCAAGTAAATATCTAAACCTATCAATGCCATCTGTTTGTGGATGGATGACTAAATACTGGTTTTATCAAAAGCCAAATAATCCAATAGTATTAATCTTAAAATCAAACGTATGAACATCAAAATTAAACAGGTTGAGGAGTTTTTAACAACAGGGCAACCGCTGACAGTATTAGATTGTTTTAACTTATTTAAGACTTTTGAATTGCGCAAGATTGTTTGCGTTTTGAAAACTAGAGGCTTAAACATAAAAGGTGAATGGCAGACTAATTATCAAACAGGATCCAGGTATAAAAAGTATTATTTAATTAATTAATTTTTATATCTTTGGAATGGTAGCTGACATCCACAATAAGCTATTAGAAAACATTTAAACCCATGTGGTGGATAGGAGTGGATGCCTTGAAACCGCATGGGTTTTTTAATTTTAATCAAATGAAGAAAACATTTTATTTCAGTCATGATTTTGAGCCTACTTCTGATCCAAAGATACAGGCATTGATTTCTGAGTATGGTGGTTTAGGTTATGGGATCTGGTGGCGAATAATTGAAATGCTACATTCAGATGATGACCACAAACTACCTAAAAAGCAATTTCTATACAGGGCAATAGCCGGGCAGATGAAATGCGAATATGTGTTAATTGAGGAGTTTATAGATTTTGCAATTAATGTATTAGAGTTATTAAATACGGATGGTAATTACTTCTGGAGTAATAGGGTATTTAAGAATTTTGAGCAAATGGATAAGGAAAGAGGGTGGCGAAGTAAGGGAGGTATTAATAGCGCAAATGCACGTAAATTAAAAGAAGCTGACTTAAACTCAAGCGCAACTGAGTTAAACTTAACTTCAACTGAGTTAAACTCGAGTTCATGTAAAGAAAAGAAAAGAAAAGAAATAGTATACACACCATCTCTCTCTGAGGTTGAGTTGTATTTTAAAGATAATGGCTATACCAAAGAATCAGCTATAAAGGCTTTTCATTATTACGAAGAAAATAATTGGAAGGATTCTAGAAACAATCAGGTTAAGAATTGGAAACAGAAGATGCAAGGCGTTTGGTTTAAGGATGAAAACAAAGCTGCTACTTTGCAGTACATAGATTTTAGACCAGGTAACTGATGATTAGAAAATTCAAAGATATTCAGGACTCTCTAATTGAGATGCGTGAAAAAGGAAATCCTAGAGGCGAAAATACAGGCTTTGCATGTTTAGATGAATTTTATTCCATAAAGGAAGGTTCTTATACGTTTATTCTTGCTCCTCCACATCAGGGCAAATCTGAGTTTGCTTTTGAGTTAGCATTTACTCAGGCAGAGAAATACGGCAAGAAAACATTAATCTATTCACCAGAGACAGGAAGCACAGAGGACATCTATGCTGAGTTTATTCACAAGTACACAGGTAAACCATTCTACAAATCTATTCCCGGAGCCGTAGAGGATAAACAGTTTTATAATGCCGTAAATTACATAGATGAGATGTTTTCTATTGTAGATAGCGATGAGAGAGCCTATGGCTTTAATGATTTGATAAAATTAGTAAAGGATGAGAAAATAATACTAACTGATCCTTACAATGAATTAAAGCATGACATGAGCGAATATGGCAATAGGCAGGATTTGTACATAGAGGATTTATGTGGAGACATTCGTAGATATTGCAAGAAAAATAAAAAGCATTGGCTCTTAACTTTGCATCCTGCCAACCAACAAGCATTAGTTGACAGATCAGGGTTAAGATATTATCCTATGCCTATGGCTAGAGAAGCGGCGGGAGGTCAAGCCTTATTCAGAAAAGCAATGACATGGATTAATTTGTGGAGACCGCCAACTGGTATGCTAGATGAGAACGGAATGCCATTTGAGGATAATATAACGTTAGTACACATTGAAAAGGCTAAACCTAAAGGCGTAGCTAAAAAAGGTCAAACTAAACTATTCTTTGATTGGAAGAAAAACAGATATTATGAATTTCCTAAACTTTACGCATTCGAACATGAAAAGTAATTTACAACTAGAGTTAGAGATTGAAGCATTTGCTTTATACTATCAAGACAAAATAAAGACCTCAGAGTCATTATTATCTTTCGCTGGTATAATCTGCCACCTAGAGGGAGATGTATTCTCATATCGCATGAAACATGGCTTAAATGAGAAGATTCAGGAGGTTGTAGATAGGAATGAGAAATTAAAACAGATATATGATCATTTTTTTATATTATCTGAGCAGTTAGAACAAATGAAAATGATTGTCATAAAAAACAATGCTAGAATGTTAGCGATGGAATTAGAAAACGAAAAATTAACCAAATTATTAACCAATTACCAATCATGGGAATGAATGTACTTAGCCTATTTGATGGCATGAGTTGCGGTCAACAGGCATTACAACGTGCAGGAATAGAAGTAGATAATTACTTTGCATCTGAGATTGATAAATATGCAATGCAGGTTACAATGGCTAATTATCCAGATACTAAGCAATTAGGTAGTGTTGTAAGTGTAAATGGTTATGATCTGCCTAAAATAGATTTATTGATAGGTGGTAGTCCTTGTCAGTCCTTTAGCTTTGCAGGTAAACGTAAAGGAATGGCTACTAAATGCGAAACAGAGATATTAACCTTAAACCACTATTTGGAATTAAAATCAGATGGTTATGAGTTTGAAGGACAATCGTATTTATTCTGGGAGTTTATGAGGTTGCTTAACGAATGTAAACCTAAATACTTTTTGTTGGAAAATGTAGAGATGGGCGAGAAATGGGAAAAGGTATTGAGCAAAGCAATAGGAGTAAATGGCATCCATATAAACTCATCTTTAGTATCTGCTCAGAATAGGAAACGTATTTATTGGACTAATATTGGTATGCAACCAGGTGGATTGTTTGGCGATTTAGTTTCAATTATACAGAAGCCAAAAGATAAAGGAATTTTGTTAAAGGATGTTTTGGAGAATGAGGTCGATGAAAAGTATTTTTTGAGTGAAAATACTATCAATAGAATTTTAAAATCTGATTTTGGTAAAGAATTTAGAAATCCATTAACTGATAAATCTACACCATTATTAATGAATTATTATAAACAAGGTAATGATGGTAATTATATAAAAATTGACAAAAAAGGTAATATAAAAACAAATCAAGATAAAGCAAGTTGTTTTAGTGCAGGTGGTCATTCTGGAGGCAATCATTCAGATATGGATTTAATAGTACATAACACCATGCCTAGAAGTGGTGATCCTAAGAAAGGTGGTACAGGACATTTAACTAGAACAGATGTTAAAACTTACTGCTTAGATACTGGAAATACTAATGCAGTTGAAATTTTAGGTGGCGATTATAGATATGATGAAGGATTTAGATGGAGAGATAATAATAAATCTGGAACTTTACCTGCAAGAGGCAGAAGCGAAGGCAATGATTTTTCTGGTCAAGCATTAGCTAAAATCAATAATAGAATCCGCCGCCTAACTCCTTTAGAATGTGAACGCCTACAAACAGTAAAAGATAATTACACAAACCATGTAAGCGATAGCCAAAGATATAAGATGCTCGGAAATGGGTGGACAGTAGATGTAATTGCACATATATTTAAATATTTATGACAGTAGAAGAAAAGAGTCTAGCAATGAGTTACGTACTAAGCCAGTTGTTAATAGAAAACTTAGAGATAGTAATTTTAGAGGTTAAGGGTAAACCTGAATATGGAAGGTTTAATGATAAGCTAATGAAATTAAGAGGTGCATCTAGAAATACATTTAGAGTATTAGAAAAGAATACCGGAGAATTAGATAGTTTAAAATTGGCAATAGAGGAGACATTATATAAGCTATGGGATTAAAATATAACAACATCAAAACAGTAATTAACGGAATTACCTTTGATTCTAAAAAGGAAGCAGGGTATTATGGCATTCTCAGGCTTAAAGAAAAGGCAAGATTAATAGAACGTTTTGAGATGCAAGTCAGGTATGATCTGGTAGTTAATGGAGTTAAAATAGGATTTTATAAGGCTGATTTTGTCACCTATAAACATGGCAAGGTTTTAGAGGTTATAGATGTTAAATCGGAAATGACTAAGAAATTGCCAGTCTATAGATTAAAGAAGAAACTGCTAAAAGCGATATATAATATTGATATAGTGGAAATTTAATACCTTTGAATATAATTGCAGGCAAGTCGCAGGCAATGATTTTAGAATAGCAGGCATGATTATAGAAAAAATAAAAGTTACTGAGTTAAAGCCTGCTCCTTATAATGCAAGGCAAAGTAGTAAAGAACAAGAGAGGCAATTAAAGGCATCTTTAGAAAAGTTTGGCATTGTTGAGCCTATAATTTTTAATAGAAAAACAGGATATATTGTTGGCGGTCACTTTAGGCTTAGAGAATTAATAAAGTTAGGTTATAAAGAAATTGATTGCGTTATTGTCAATTTGAATGAAGATGATGAAAAAGAACTTAACATAAGACTAAATGCAAATGTTGGAGGCTGGGATTATGATAGACTTGCAAATGAATGGGATGATAATCAATTAATAGAATGGGGTTTAAATATACCAAATTTTGAGCCTGATCAAATACCTAAAGTAAATAATAATGATTTTATTAAAATATCTATTGAGGCAACAAATCATGCTTTTATAGAAATGAATGAAAAGTTGCAAAATATCTGCGATGAGTATTCAGCCATAATGAAAGTAAAGTGAAAAAGCATACTAAATTATATTTAACTTATTTTGGGTATGATGAATCAGATTTTATACCATGCGAAGTATGTAATTATAAAGCAGTAGACATACATCATATAGATTGCAGAGGTATGGGAGGTAGTAAAAAAGCAGATGTAATATCTAATATTATGGCACTATGTAGAGAATGCCATGTTAAATATGGAGACAAAAAGGATTTTAAAGAATATTTACAAGACATACATAATTCAAAGTTATGATACATAGTACAGAAGAGGCTTTACGCAGAGGTGCTAATACTCAATTTAAAAAAGGAGTATCTGGCAATCCTAAAGGAGGCATAAGAAAAATACCACAGTTAGATGTTTTACTAGCTGATGTATTAGGTGAGGAGAAGGATGGAATAGAAGCAGCAAAAGCTATCTTAATGGCTCTGAGAGCAAAGGCAGTAAAAGGTGATGTTAGAGCAGCTGAGGTATTACTAGATCGTGCCTATGGCAAAGCATCGCAAAGCCTGACATTAGATGGAGATATTAATTTTAGAGTACCTGCTCCAAATGTTTACAATACTGCGCCTCCTTTGTCACATAGTGAAAATGAAATAGATGTTTGATTGCAGTCCAGTATTTTATGAGAATTATGAGGCTAAAGAAAAAGTCCTAATAAATCAGGGAGGTACTGCCTCAAGTAAAACCTATTCAATCATGCAACTGCTATTTTATAATGCAGTTAATGAGGCTAGATCAGTTATAACAGTAGCAGGAGAATCATTACCTAACTTGCGTAAAGGTGCATACAGAGATGCTGAAAATATCTTTGCAGATAACAAATACTTACAGTCACAGTTAAAGTTTTGGAATAAGACTGAACGGATTATTTATTTTAAGAATGGCTCACTTATTGAGTTTGTTTCATTTGAGAATGAGCAGTCAGCAAAGAATGGTAAGCGTGACTACCTTTTTGTGAATGAGGCTAATGGTATAAGCTACCAGATCTACTGGCAGTTAGCAATCAGGACAAAGAATAAAATATACATTGACTATAATCCTACTAATGAATTTTGGGCGCATACTAAGCTAATTGGTCAGCCAGATACAAAATTAATAATCTCAGACCATCGGCATAATCCATTCCTATCAGAGGAAGACCATCAAAGAATAGAAGCGATAAAGGAATTAGATCAGGAATTATGGAACGTATATGCCAGAGGTTTAACAGGCAAGATTGAAGGAGTTATCTTTAGGAACTGGGCAATATGTGAGGCAATACCTGAGGATGCCGAATTAATAAGTTACGGAATTGACTTTGGATTTACTAATGATCCTACAGGGATTATAGAAGTTTATAAGTCTGAAGGCGAGTTATGGGTAAATGAGATGTGTTATGAAACTAGGCTTACAAATATGGATATTTGCCAAAAGCTAAGAGATTTTAAGGTAAGTCCAGAGCAGGAGATAATAGCTGATAGTGCAGAGCCAAAGTCTATACAAGAGATTTATGCTGAAGGTTTTAACATTCATGGAGCAATCAAAGGACCAGACTCCATTAAGCAAGGCATAGACATCCTTAAAAGATATAAGATAAATGTAACGGCAAATAGCCATAATCTAAAAAAGGAACTTTATTCATATATTTGGAAAAAAGATAAAACAGGCAAAATGTTAAATGAGCCGATTGATGCCTTTAATCACCTCATAGATCCTTTGAGATACGTGGCATTAAATAAGTTGGCATCTAAATTTGTACAGGAATATTCATTTGAATGGTAATTATGGGCATACTACAAAAATTCTTTAAGGCTGATATTGAAAAGGCAGCCCAAAATCAATTACAGTCTTTGATGCCCGGATTGCAGCAAAGCATAACTGCTAACCTTTACAACCAGAACGTATTTGGATGGATTGGCAATAATCAGGTAATAGTTGATTTTTCAGATAAGATTAAGTTTGTTGAAGAGGGATTCCAAAAGAACGCTGATGTTTACACTTGCATTGATATTATTAGTAAAAAGGTTGCGGAATGCGCTTACTGTCTTTATGAAATCAAAGAGGGCGTAACAAAAAAGGATTTAAAGATATATGAGAATATGTCTATGGCTGAGGGTGCATCTGCTAAGATGAGAACATTGCAGTTAAAGGAGCAGATGTTTAATCAGGTAGAAAACAATCCTATACTTGATTTATTAGCAAAACCAAATCCTTTACAGACTTATGAAGAATGGATGACTGATCTTGCAGGGTTTTACCTATGTACAGGCGATGGTTATATTTTTGGGAATGGTAAGGATGATGTGATGACCGAGAAACAAATCTGGTCACAACTATACTGCTTACCTAGTCAATGGATTGAGATTATATCAGGCGGTATGTTTGAGCCAATTAAAGGATATTCTTTAACATCTATCTATATTGAGGAAGTACCTTTACCTGCTAATCAGGTTGTTCACTTCAAATCATTTAATCCTGACTTTACTTTAACAGGAGCGCAATTATACGGACAGTCACCTATAAAAGCTATTTACAGAAACGTACTTAAAGAGAATGAAGGCGATAACGAATTACTAAAGCAGATCCGTAATGGAGGTGCATTTGGTTTTGTTTCACCTGATGGCAATGGTGCTAATCTGACTAAAGACCAGATGAATCTGTTAAAAGAAAAGATTGTTGATGCAAAGCGTGGCGAAACTTTAATGGATCGTATATTCCCGAGTTCAGGTCCTTTAAAATGGACTCAGATAGGAATGCCATCTACTGACTTACAGTTAATAGAATCGCTTAACATAGATACTCGCAAGATATTTACTGCTTTTCATGTTCCTATTCAATTCTCAGGAAGCGAATCAGCCTCCACAGATAATAACATGGGTTGGGCATCTAAGCAGTTAATCTATAACGCAACTGCTCCATTATCTCGCAAGATTAGAGATGCTATAAATAAGTTTGTTTGTGAGCCATACGCTAAAGCATACGGCAAGAAATACTACTTTGATTTTGACTTTAGCAGTTATCCTGAGATGCAAGAGGATATGGCAAAGCTAACTGACTGGTTAGCTAACTCATATTGGATAACTCCAGACGAGAAACGTATTGCTCAGGGTTATGATAAGTTAAGCACTCCAGAGATGCAGAACATTTACGTTCCTGCTAACTTAGTACCTATTGAGGAATTATCTTTAGACCAGGCGTATAACAATGCAACCATAAATGGCAAGTAGTGTTAAATACCACAAAACTTATTTAAAGCTACATAAAGAGTATGAGGCTTATGCTTATCCTATCATTAAGAAGGCATTAGATGAGCAGACAAAAGCCATTACTGATTTTATAGATGATACTAACTTTGATGACCTACAGGTTTATATTCAGTTCTTAGTAAATCAAAAACCTTTATATGATGGATTAGAAAAAATCTATACAAAGGTTGGCGTTTCAGCTGCGACATTCTCTTATGACTGGATACGTAATTCAGTACCAAAAACAAAAAAGGATTTTATTACAGATTTCTTTAATCCTCAATGGTATATTGAGATGGTTGAGTATTTTAGATTTATTGGAGGTAATAAAGTTACAGGCATTGATGAAACTACTATTGATAAGATAAAAAATCTTTTAGCTAATATTTTAGGACAAAATTTGTCCAGAAGAGATCAGGCTAAACTGTTTGAGGAAACGCTAAACGATCCTGCATTTAACAGGGCAAGGTCTTTAGTAATTGCAAGAACAGAATCCACAACTGCTGCCAACTTTGGAATTAACATGGGTGCTGAGAGTTCTGATTATGAGGTTAAAAAGTTTTGGATTAACACAAAGGATAAACGGACTAGGAGAACTCATTTATTAATGACTCAGGAGCCTATTGAAATAAATCAACCTTTTATAGTTGGAATAACTCCAATGATGTATCCTGGTGATCCGTCGGCACCAGCTGCTGAGGTTGTAAATTGCCGTTGCGTTATGGCTACAGAAGCAACATTAGACTCAGATGGTTTGCCAATACTAAAGCCTAGAACTCCTCCATACTTAAAAGACTTAAAAGCTAAAACATATACAGATTATCCAGATGCTGCGGTAAATAATGCTAAACGTGCTTTAAAATGGGCAGAAGAAAACGGATGGGGCGAATGTGGTACACCAGTTGGCAAAGCTAGAGCAAGGCAGTTGGCAAACAGAGAGCCTTTGTCAAGAGATACAATAGCTAGAATGGCATCATTCAAAAGGCATCAGCAACATGCCGATGTTCCTTATACAGAGGGTTGCGGTGGTTTGATGTGGGATGCATGGGGTGGAACTGCAGGAGTTGAATGGGCAATTAGAAAATTAAAACAGATAGATGCTGAATAATTTTGATATTTAAAAAATTAATATATTTGTAAAGATGAAAGGATTATTAGAATTTAAGAACTACAATGCCGAGATAAAGGACATGGATTCCGAAAGGATGACAGTTACAGGCTACTTTGCAAGTTTTGGCAATGAGGATTATGATGATGATATTATCATGCCCGGTGCCGCAACAAAAACAATCGCAGAGCGTGGTCCTATGGGATCGAATGAGATATTCTTTTTAAATCAGCATAACTATGCTCAACCGCATGGAAAGCCTATGGTTTTAGAGGCTCAGGAGAGAGGTATATACTTTGAAAGTAAAATAGCACCTACATCATATGGCAGAGATGCAATGATTCTTTACGCTGAGGGAATTGTAGTTCAGCATTCGATTGGTTTTTCAACTATTAAATCAGACTATGATCAAAAGACAGGGATTCGCATGATCAAAGAGATTAAATTATACGAGGGATCAAATGTAACTTTGGGTGCTAATCCTATGACTCCATTCACAGGGTTCAAGTCTTTGACAATGGCAGAGATAAATGATCAGGTTGCAAAAATGATTAAGCTACTAAAAGATGGTAGTTTAACAGACGAAGGCTTTGGTAGATTGGAAATAGCGTTAAAGCAATTCCAATTAGAGGCTTTCAATTTAGGTAAAAATTCACTATTAGATAAAGAGCCGACAAAGGTCACTCCAGATGCTGATGAGCCGAATATATTAACAAGTTTAATTAACGTTTTACAAAACTAAAAAATGGACAATTTAGAATTAAAGGCTCAGGAGTTGCTAGATGCAAACAAAGCTAAAACACTAGATGAGGCAAAGACCATCATCGCAAACGCTATCAGCGAAGCTACAAAAGCAGTTGATGCAAAATTAGAAGATGCAGTAAAATCTGCAAATGTTCGTATAGACGAAATGGACAAAGCATTGCTTGAAGCCAAATCTGAAAACAACAGAATCAAAATGGATGCACAAAGCAAAGAGCCAGTATCTTTCAATAAGGCATTTGCAACTGCTATGGATGAGAACTCTGATAATTTGGAGAAATTCCGTAGAAAAGAAATCAAGCAGTTTGCAATGGAATTGAAGACTGTAGGTGATATGTCACTAGCTAACATTACTGATCTTGCTGCTGCAAACGTTCAGATGTTACCGGGCATCATTCCTGCTGCACCTAGAAAATTGCACATCAGAGCATTACTTCCAACAGGAGTTATGAACACTTCTGCAATTCACTACTTGCAAGAGACAGGTTCTGAGGGATCAGTTGCTGCATGGGCAGATAATTCAGGTACAAAATCTCAAATTGATTACGATTTAACTGAAGAGGTAGCACCATCTGAGTTTATTGCAGGTTACCTTCGTATTACTCGCAAGGCATTAGATGATATTTCAGCAATGAGATCTTATCTTCAAAGCCGTTTGTTAGAGCAGTATCTTGATGCTGAGGATAATCAATTACTTAACGGATCTGGTGTTTCTCCAAATCTAGGCGGTTTGATTACTAATGCTGAGGCATACACAGGTTTCCGTACCATTCAGGTTGAGAAGTTATTAGATTCAGTTGCACAAATTGAAAGCAACAATCACTCT